TGCAGCAGAAGCAAAAGAAAGGGGCGCGTTGACAACGGGCAGAGCGCCATGGGAAGGTGGCGGAGGTGGATTGACAATGGGGGCTGACGCTTGTTGCGCTAGGAACGCTTGTGTGGCGGCAACTTGAGCTGCTGAATGGTCAACAACCTTCTCCTCAGGCATAACCTGCCATCCATCGGCGGCAACGACGGGGTTGGGTTGCACAGCGAGGGGGACGAGGGGTTGAAGCTCTATATCCTCATAAATAGGAAGAAGCGGGGCAACAAGGTGGTAATGGACAGGAATGAGACATGCGGGATAAATATTAGGACAGTCCTCATACACGGGTATCGACCGCACATGATCGCCATCCCTTCGAGCCTCACGGGCAGCAAAGGCTTGCAGTGCATTACGTGGTAAGACCTTGCGGTGAGAATGATTGGAGCGACAAACGGCAGGTCGTTGTTTACACTCAACAAAATTTGGTCCTGGCTCAACGTCGTCGAGACCAGTCACTGACCCATTATTCCCGTTGAGTGCAAAGCGAACGACAAAATCATTGTCTTCATACTCATCGTCAGTATCACCCTGATGCAGAACAAGAGCCTCCTCATTGACTTCGGCCCAGACAACTGCTTCAAACTCACGCTGTGGTAGCTTATAGTCACAACTTAGAATAACACCACCCGCCTCAGGAATACAAACCAAAGTATTTGGATATCCGAGTGGCAAGGAGTGAGTGACAAAGGTGACCTCAGTCCATAATTCCAGAGGGTCGTGCTCAGACATGATATCAGTAAAACGATTTGGTGAGGAGTAGAATGTGGTGAAATCACAAAAATAAGGAGTGGGGCAGGACCAAGCCTCACGCAGATTAACCTCGCGTATGGAAAAAGGATCGACACAGCCACAGTGGAACAAACAATACTGATAAATAATTCCAACAACACCAGGAACAGGCAAGAGTGGGTTAAGCTCATCACCAATAGGATTATGAAATGGGGTGAGGGCGATACGTTGCAATGCGCACTGGAGATCATCAACATCGTCAGTGTTGGTCGCAGAACCATTGTTCCCATTGAGTGCCGCCCGCAAACGGCGAACAAAACCAAAAGGGCGCGCACGGTTGTGAATCTCAAGCACACTGGGTGGAACAGGTGGTGGTGGTGGCGGTGGTTGTGGACCGCGGACAAGACTGAAGTCGCTAGAAATATCTTTTCGAGTAGGCTTAACTCGGATATGTTCATTGTCCCGGTCAACACGTTTAGCATCCCTAGGATGTTTGTTGCCTTTTTGATTACGGGTATCACCCCTCTCGTTAGAGCGGAGTGCTGACCCGGGTCCTTCTCCAGGATAACCTAGAGTGCTGTCGAAGGACTGCGATTTGTAAGAATGAAGAGTGTAATCTGGCACCGAGCCAGAGAGAAACAGCGAATTGGAATGTCGAATAGTGGAGAGCCTCAAAGGGTTTAATCTCAAAACAGTTTCTGACTAACCGAGTCACAAGACACCGCCTTTAACAGTTGGTGCCCATAGATATCAGTATCCAGTCCGATTGTGAACAACAAGACTTTTAAGATTAGCATTGCCATGCTATATTGAAGACAGAGAGGGGCACTCAGGCAACACCTCAGAACCTGGGAGGGCAATCGAATGTAAACATCATGCTAGCCAGGGAGAACATAAAATTTTAAGGTTCATCATCAAAAAAGGAAAGTAACTCTAAAAACAAAAAGGAGAAATGTGCAAGTGGAAAGTAGGAAAGAATGCGTACTTTTAGAAGTGGCTTTACGGGAAGAACCCATCCACGATGTGCAAGTGTAGAATGCGGCGAAATAACTCTAACCTCCTATCTAACGCCAATAGTTTTAGCTAGAATGCAACTACATGCATATCCATAGTACCTCCAGGGGCGAGCGAGTCTCACATTGTGCACACTCGCATAAGCCGATTGATAGAGGGGTTCAGATACACACATAGACTAAAGGTTTATAGATGCGGTGAAGGAGGGATGAGTTACTAGGAAGGTCGGTGCTCGTTTAATGCCGTCGCTAGGCAGAAAGAAGTTCAGAAGTGGGTGAGAACGAAGTCAGATGAAGATGTTTTTGATTCATAAGTGGTGGGGCCAATGTACTTGGAAATGGCCGCTAGTGCCTCGAGGAATGTCTGATCAAAAGGTGAGGTGGAGCGAACAAGCTCTTTGCCCACTGGCCATTCATCAAATCGGGTGAGTGTTGTAGTCCAGTCGCCAAGACGCCCGAAGCCTCGAGGAGGCTCACTCGTCGATGGCCGATTTGCGATCATGTCACACAAGTACTGGAAAAACTCTCTCCGCGTGTAAGTCTCACGTGGCACTGATGTCAATCCTGAGACCATAACGGTAGGTATAGCAATAATAACTAGAGTAGACCCCTTTGTGGTAGCAGGCAATGCACTACCAGTGGTGGAAATGGAAACAGTCGGAGGGATGGATGCAGTTCCAGACCCATTGTAACGGAAGTAGGCTTGAACAATGATGCAAGCACACCCTGTATTGGTGTTGGTTGAAGGAGCAGACACGAGGTACTCCGTCTGATCAACATAAGCATTAGAGCGCACAAGACCGCCTGAGAGGGCAAGGACATACGGGGCGAGGTTGGCCAGCACTGATGAACCAAAGGCTGTGAAGGTCAATTGGAAAGTTTGGTTGGTGTTAGTGGTCAATGGAAAGGTAACACGGTCTTTTGAGGCAGCCAAAACAACACCAAGATTGTTAAACCTGGGCTGTGCGACGGCCACAGTATCAGGAATTGGTGCAAATGGTTGGGACAACGAAGAGTTCAGACAATCTAACATGTAAAGACCCCCAGCAAAAACCTCCTCCACTCGTGGCTTGAAGAACCGAACATCATACGTAACGTACAACTCGGCTGCCTCGATATAAGGATTGGGAGCACCTTCAGTTGCCAAGTCAAAGTAACCCACCATGTACATCTGAAGGTCGTTAGCACTGACAATAGCGCCACGTGGCAGCACTTTGAGCAAGGGAACTTGCGTCTGCGCCCGGGCACACTCAACGGGGAAAGCCTGGTGCTCGCTTGGCTTGGCAGAACTAGACATGGTGGAATTTAGAATGTCAACTTTGGACGTGGGGGCGTCAGAGGCGGTGTCATAACGCACAGAACCATAAATTGCGCCCATGCCCTGAGTAGGGGCAACAGAAGTGTCAGCAGAGAGGCTACGCAAAAAGAAGACACAACCAGCCAACTCCCACTGCTGGTAGTTAGAGGCAATTCTATTAACCCATGGGAAGACAGTGGATTGAGTGATATCAATGGGGTAAGATTTGACGGAGAAGGCTGATGTCATAGCAATGTTACCAATGAACTCATGAAACTTAATGGATACAGCTCCCAATGAAGTGTCATGCATGGCAGGGATGTTGGACCCTTGGACAAGCGAGTTCTGTTGGATGCCGCTAGCATCCCCTTGGATCTGATAATCACCAGACCCAAAAATCTGGCGAACGAATCCCTCGAGCTTGTCCCCAATCCAGCCGCCGACCTTGGAACCAATGTTCCGGCCGACAGTGTAATCCCCGCGACCGCGAATAACGCGACCAAGGTGAGTCGCTCGACCCTCCTTCTGTTCATGTTTGATGTATTCATATTGCTTTTTGAGCTGGTCAGTGCGCTCACCACGCTCACGACGTTTGCCCTCAGCACGGAGACGCTGAACAATGTCATCCTGTGAAGTTTGTTTGGTGGATTTCTTTTTGGAAGTGGCCTTGAGTGGTTGGGTGGAGAGAGTGACGCGTCTGTTTTTATTCACAGTCGGACGCATAACGACTGGTTGCTTTTTAGGAAATTGAGCAGATGCACGATTACAAACAGCAGGGACGTGCGAATCCCTGCTGCGGAACGAATACTCCTAGTTCGACAACTAACGTACTAAAAAGCACGGATGCCAGGTCTACGGCTAACCAGCTAAACACTCCGGAGAGGGAGAGTGCAAGTGGCTTCGCTACAACGAACCTGGGCTTTCTGCAATGGTCACCACAACCACAGCAGTTTGGAAGCGAAACCCACAGACCCGACAATCTGTGGCAAAGCGAGGGAGCGAACTCCTCCCCCCGTGTCAATCCACGGGCTCGAATCAAAAGACCAGATAGTCCCCCTGGAAACCCCTTTTATGGGTTCCTAAAAGCCCGTACGATACGGTGAAAAC